ATCATCAAGCGAACAGGTTGCTGAGGTGTGTAAGTTATCTGCGTTAGAAGCTGGTGAATACTATAAACTTAGACTGCCTATTGAAGCTGATGCAAACATCGGTGACAATTGGGCTCAAGTACACTAATGCTACTAATAGATACAGATTTTGTAGCGTATAAAGCAGCTCAAGCCTGTGAGGAATGTATTGATTTCGGAGAAGATGTTGTAATAGCACAATCTGATTTTAAAGAGACCTTAAAGGTATTTGAGCGTGAAATACGCAAAATCAAAACTGCAATGATGGAAGATGAAATTATTCTCTACTTTTCAAGCCCTCGAAATTTCAGGAAAGAAATTTTTCCGGATTATAAGGGACATCGAAACCGCCGCAAGCCCCTGGGGTATAAACGTTTGGTCAATCACTGCCGCGATAATTATAACACGGTTGTTAGAGATTCACTCGAAGCAGATGATGCCTTAGGTATAGATGCGACTAGATTTAATAGTACAGATAACATCATCGTTTCACCCGATAAAGATATGCGTCAGATCCCTGGTCCATTATGGAACATGACTGATGACGTAGAAGAGATTACAAAAGAAGACGGAGACCGTTGGCATTTAATACAGAGTTTAGCAGGAGATCCTACTGATGGATACTCAGGCTGCCCTGGTATTGGAGTTAAACGTGCTTCAGATATATTAAATAAACATGCAACACCTTGGGAAGCAGTCCTAAAAGCATATGAAGAAAAAGGATTGTCAGACGATGATGCTTTGATGAATGCTAGGCTTGCCAAGATATTGCAACACACTGACTACGACTATGACCGCCAAACACCAATCTTATGGACCCCAGTATTATAATAGGGGTTCAATAGAAGTCTGGGATTTTATAAGAGATCAGAATCTCAACTACCACCTTGGCAACGTCATTAAGTATGTGTGCCGAGCTGGGCATAAAAAAACCTGTGGGAATCCCGATGGGAATCCTATTGAAGACTTAAGTAAAGCTATCCACTATCTCACCAACGAACTAGAACATGTCACTAACGATCACGCCCGATATACATCACACATTTCTGAGCAACCAAGCAAAGGAGTTCAGGAAGACGTACTCGATTGGGAACTCACAAGGTCGGGCACCGCAGACTAAACAGAAGAACTTAATCATTGAGGAGTTTAAAGAATTCCTTGAAGCTGATGGAGAAATGTGGAGAGACAGCACTTCAGTTAAATCTGACTGCTTAAAAGAGCTAGCTGATTTAGTCTATGTTTGTTATCAGTACGCTGAGAACATGGGCTGGGATTTAGATGAAGCTTTACATCGTGTCCACGAAAGTAACATGTCCAAGTTAGATGAGGATGGACACCCTATCTACAGAGAAGACGGAAAGGTTCTTAAAGGACCAAACTATGCACCACCAAATTTAGACGATATAGTATGAAACAAGAATTGATCGCTCGCACAGGCCGAGTACAGAACTGGATAGATAAACCAGAAGGACGTTTGCCTGTTAGTTGTACTGTGTTCGTAGTTGAAGACAGTATGGAAGGGTCAGAAGGAATCGAGGCGTCATGGCGTTTCGTATCTCATGCTCTTCGTTTTGGTGCGGGGTGTGCAGTACATCTTTCCAAGCTCAGACCTAAAGGTAGTGAGAATGGAAGAGGTTTAACTGCCTCTGGACCATGCTCCTTTGCTAAAATTTATTCAGTATTAAATGAAACTCTTAGACGGGGGGGACATTACAAGAACGGCGCTGTTGTTTGTCACCTTGACATTGACCACCCTGATCTTATTGAGTTTGTTACCTATACAAGGGCAGAACTTCCGTGGATCAAGAGGTGCGTTAATCTTGATGCGGGAAAATGGCAAAGCGCTGATAATACGACAAAAGAAGCCATAATATATGGCATTAAGTCAGGCGACATCTGGCTAAATAAAATTAAACACGATAACAATGGGAACCGTATCTATGGAAACGTCTGTCTTGAGGTATATTTGCGATCACGAGGAACGTGCTTGCTCGAGCATCTCAATTTCGGTGCCTGTGAGCTCGGCAACATACAAGAGGCTTGCCGTGAGGGTATGTCCGAGTTGTGCGATCTTCATGGCAGAACAGGCGTTGGAAGGTCTGGAGAATATCTTCCAAGTGAAACGGACCGTCAAGTTGGGTTCGGGTTCCTCGGACTCGCGAACTTATTGCGAAGATATCAAATTACCTACGCTGAATTCGGAGAAGCCTTAGAACATGTAAACACAGGGCTTGCTCCATTAGGTAAAGCTGGCACACTAGCTACTGAAATATACAAAGGTGTACAACAGGCAGCTAACGTCGCTAGAAATAATAATATGGTTAGAGCATTTGCTATAGCCCCTACTGCGTCATGTTCTTATCGCAGTAAAGACCTAGATGGATACACCTGCTGTCCAGAAATTGCACCTCCAATCAGCACTAAAGTTGACCGCGATAGCGGTACGTTTGGTGTTGAATCATACGATTATGGTAACGTAGAAATTGCCAGCAAGGTTGGTTGGTCTACTTATAAGAAAGTAGCTGACAACTTTGTGAAACTTTTAGATAATACGGGACTTCTTCACGGCTATTCATTTAACTCATGGAGTGATGTAGTAGAATACGACAATGCGTTCGTCGAAGAGTGGCTATCAAGCCCCCAAACCTCTTTATATTATTCTTTACAGGTTATGGGTGACACTCAGGACAAGACTAATGCAATGGCTGCACTAGATGACTCTGAAGCTGTAGACGCATACCTGGAGGAAATACTTGCTCCAACATGCGAATGCGGTGAATGAAATGAACCCTTATGAAAAATTATTAAACAGAAAACGTAAATGGTCTCCGGTGCAGACAACAGCCGGAAAACTACAGGATGGTGCGGAGGAAACTCTCCGCCGCGCCCTCGCTATGAGGCATATGGAAATGCCAGTCGGAGGCTTTATCAAAGAAGCCATTAAGAATGAAATTCCAGAAACAGCGAGGGACTTACTTATGTCCAATATCCGCGACGAAGAGAGACACGATCTCGCTCTCGGTTATATCGCCAACGCTCATGGCGTTGATGATGAGGCTGAATCCGAAGCTAAAAGAATACGAGACGCCTGGATATCACATCCAGATCACACGATTCTCAAAGCAATGGTTGCCGAGCGTTCGATCTTCTTCGTGTTGCTCCCCTTCTTCCGATTTAATGGTGACGCTGGAATGCGCACGGTAAGTGCAGATATTTCACGTGACGAGCAGGTGCACGTCGCCTCGAATTCATTGGTATGTAAGGAGTTAGGGTTGACAATGAGCCCTAGTTTAGACAAACTTAGAAAGGCAACTATCAACTGGGTTATGTCCCCATTGAAGTCATCGCCTAACAGATATTTGGATAAAAAATTTTGGCTGGATGCTAGTGATCGCTTAACCTATGAAGGGAAAGCCCCAGAATTTTCTGAGACACAGCGAGCACGTATGCCAGCATTCTTTGAACATGCAAACCCCAATCTTCCCAAATACGCTTGACTTGGAGATGCTCGTCAAAGAACTTGACCAAACATTTCCAGATACTATGCCTGATCCGAATACATCCATGCAAGAATTTTATGTTCGAGCTGGACAGGTCAGTGTAGTAAGATACTTAAAAGATAAATTTACCGAGGAATAAATTATGTGCGGCGGAGGACCCCCACCACCACCACCACCAGCTCCACCACCACCTCCTCCTCCACCTCCACCTCCTCCACAGGCGGCTCCGATACAACAACCTACTGCTCCAATGGGAACACTAGAAGTTACTGATCAGGAAACACCAGGCGGAAGGATTCAACAAAATGAATCTCGTAAGGGTGAGAGGAAGAAGAAGAGGCGGCAAGGTACTGCTTCAACGCAGAAAGATCAGAAGAAAGGTAACACCGCTAACCAACAACTTAATGTTGGTGCAGGTAAATCTGCGGGCGGAGCTGCTCAATCTTTAAACATTAAAAAGTAAATGGATACAGCACGGCAACGATACAACTCATTGACCAGTGGCCGTACAGCATTTCTTGATGTTGCACTTGACTGTGCTAAACTGACTCTACCAACTATCATGTTGAATGAGGAACAGAAAGCAGAGTACACGAAGTTTAAAACTCCGTGGCAATCAGTCGGTGCTAAAGGAGTTGTAACCTTAGCAAGTAAATTAATGCTAGGGTTACTACCTCCTTCTACAAGTTTCTTTAAACTCCAGTTAGATGATTCTAAACTTGGAG